GTGGTGCCTGCGGTATTGGACTCCGCTTTGCGAGCGTCGCTCACCCCTGGCGTGGATAAAGAGAATGATTTAAGTGATTTGGCTAAAAAGCTCATCGCTGCGAACCTCAGTTTTATGATGGGGCAAATGGTGTTCCTACGTGAACTCAGCGATGCGGCACAAATTACGGTCGGGGTTTCGATGTATCAGATGGATTACAAGGGACCTACAGGCGTGCGTCTTTTGTCCGATGCGACGTCGCTGGCTAAGCAGGTCAATCAAGGTGAGTTTGACGATGCATTCCGTAAAGCTATGATCAACACCGCAGGCAGTTTATTCGGTCTGCCCTCTGCACAAATCAATAGAACCATTACCGGCACTCAAGCACTGGTGGAAGAGAAAACGGCCAATCCCCTGTCGATTGGATTTGGCTTTGATGCAAGGCGATAAAGTGCACGTGCAAGATGCACATAATGACGTTTTACAGGCGTAGCCTTGGATGAATTTCCAATGAGCTCAACCTATGACTGTTTCTAGCACCAATCGAAAAGCAGGACCTTTTGGGGGATGGCGTTAATGTACGTTTTCCCTTCGTATTTAAAGTCTTTAGTAAAGACAACGTTCGGGCAATCTATGCCGACGCCCTAGGCGCGGAGCTTGATTTAACACTGGGTAGTGATTTTACCGTCAACTTAAATCCCGATCGGCCTATATTTTATTCAAAATCCGATCCCGGCTTTTACTGCATCGGGATACACGGTGATGCCATTCCAAAAGATGCCGTGGCCATTACCCGTGAAGAGCATCGGGCTTTACTGAAGGCTCAATCAAAAGGCAAAGTTATTCAAGCCGATGAGAAGGGTTACCCGATTGCCGTTGATCGGCCACAGCCTACGCTTGAAGAACTCAAAGAAATGGCCTTGAACCGACGTCGCGCACGCATGGCCACTGCTTACAAGCCTCTGCCCCACTGCAAGATACAGTAGATCTCGATATGGCGACGCCTGACGAAGAGCGTGATTTAAAGGCGTGGAAATTGTATCGAGTGAAGCTCAATCGTATCGAACAGCAAGTGGGCTTTCCGACTCAGATTGATTGGCCTAAGGCACCTGATACAGCTTGATGCACGTACTGAATCGTTAGGATGCTTAGTACCTATGGGTAGTTACCTACCCGCATTCCATTCATGATCATACCGAGATATACGACTGAAACATTTTTGAGGGATAGCAATTCGATGGCAAAGGATGCAATTAGCACAAGTATCGATGCGACTTTAGCCGCAGCAGGCAGCAAAACAACAGTAGTCGGAAGCGGAACAACCCTAGTGAGTTGGCTGTTCTCTTCTGAATTTGGTGCGCTGATTGACTTGATTTTGAGTATTGCAGGTTTTTTAGTCAACCTGTATTTCAAGGTGCGACACGATAGGCGAGACCAGCGGGAACATGAGGCAAAAATGGATAGAATACTGGAGCAGTAGTGAATCATAAAGCACGTATTGCTATTGCTGCACTCTCTCTCAGTGCTATTGGCTTTGTCAGTATTATGGAAAGCGAAGGCTTTACCCATAAAGCCATTATCCTTGTCAAAGGGGACCAGCTGACCATTGGTTTAGGCTCGATTATCTACCCCCGATGGTTCTTGTATCTGGTCCTTGCCCATCGGCTCACAGTTTATGCTCCACGCTTCCTCCGCACATTCGGTCGCCCTCATGCACTTGCGCTTCACTTTGCTCGTCATGGTCTACTTGTGGGAGGATTTGCACCTTCAGGAGTGCGCCCATGCTGGGCGCACGTCGAGTAAGAACGAGGCATTACTGTTTCGTTCTTACTCGATAATTCAAAAAATTTCTTGATTAGTAGAGCTTTTCCTCTTATATTAATTAGGTCCGTGATGGAATTTTCGGAGAATTCTTGCTTGTCATATCCATTCGTGCATTAGCAAATGTTATCCGCCTGCATCTTGTGGCGGCTTATTTTTAACTGTAAAAATGAGGAAAAATCATGTACAAAAGCAACGACAAAGAACTAAATATTTTGACACAAGATATCCAATTGGAGGAGGAAGCACTGACGAAATGTTGTGCTTCTGAAGTGACCATGGGTGGGAATGTAAGGTTTAGAGAATAAGGTGTTACTCGGTTCATCAATTAGACCCTGTAACGTCAGGCAAGTATCTATGAAGTAAATAAACGGCTTGCCTAGCCTTTTGTTGACAACCGCTACCCAAAAAAGAATAGATGCCTCATCATTTGATGCCCAATATTTTTGGCGCTCGTTGTCCCAGCACAAGAGTACCTACCTTTCGTGAGCGCTTGTTTATTCTATCCAAAGCCAACGAAATGTCTGGCGTGGTCTGCGGCGTTAACCCTATTGTGTGCGTGTGCGGACCTCGCATCAAAGTTGATTATCGGTGTGCAATCTGTCCTATTCTATGCGCATGCGTGGTCAGAAGCTGAAGGTGTGATCATTGGTGATAGCGCTCTCAGAAGAGAGGAGCTATCTGTCATTCTTGAATTCCCAAGCCTTACTATTTTGGAGCTGTCTTATGACCGTGTTCGGCATCGCTTATCCCAAAACACAGGAACTTTTAACGTCAAACCGGGACTGGGTTTTAACTCACGATAAAACCGGACAAATAGCCGGTGCATTCTGGCAAGAGGCAGACGGTTGCCATGCGCGTACCTTGTATAAGGAAGACGAATCGCATTTTTATTGTCTTTATGGACAAGCTTTTTCAAAACAAGACAATACTGAAATCAACGACCGTGACTTGCATGATATTGCCTTAAAAGGCCCGTCCTTATTAACGGCCAAATTCTGGGGCAAGTATTTATTTATCTGCTTCGATAAAGTCGCCAGGCAATTCATTTGCTGCTGCGATCCGAGCAACCGGTGGCCAGTGTATTGGTCGTGGTCGAAGCGCTGCGGATTGCTGTTTTCAGACACCATTACCTGCTTGCATCAGGCGCTCACGGATATGGGCGAACGCCCGGCATGGAATCAATCGTTCTTTACCACTTGGCTGCGCACTGGCTCAGTTCAAAGCGGTGCCATGCCATTCGATCGTATTTCAGAGCTTCCGCCAGGGTGCGCTATTTTTTATACCCATGGACGCGAGCCAGAGATGTCGCCAGTTTGGGATCCACTCATGAGTTCTATCCATGATGCTATCCATCAAAATCCATACGATATTTTAAAAAACTATTTGAGCTTGAACGTGTCGCCCAACGACCGGCCGGTATTAGAGCTTTCAGGTGGCTTGGAGTCGAGCTCCGTTTTGCTGGCCATGCGTGAGATAGCATCTGCTACGCAGCCGCTCGCTTGCGCTCATTACTACAATTCCAAGGTAGGCTCATCCAACGAGCTTGAGCATGCACGCCGTATCGCTCAACACACGGGCGCTGACCTGAGCGAGATCGATAACCCAATTTTGTCATTCGCCCCGACTAAGCAAATCTGGCGCACCGCGAAGCCGCATATCCGCTATTGCTCACTTGCTTTTGATCAGCATGTCGCTAGCCAGTTCAACGAACGTGAAAACAGTATGCTAATCAGTGGCCATGGCGGAGATGCACTCTTTCTCGCGCCGCCTCCTTGGGGGGCGCTGGCCGATGCAGCGCTGACGTTGCGCTGGCGGCATCTGCTTCGTATGGCGATGGATATGGTATTGATCCGCAGAACATCGCTTACGCACATTGCGCGGCATGCAATCAAGTCTTTATTTTCTTCGGATCCTTCTGAGAACCTCGGCGGCACGTTTGATCTGCTGTCTGACGCAGTTCAACTAGAGCCACTTGATGGCCGCTCCCACTTACACCCATTTATTCAAAAGACAAAGATTCGCCTTCCTGGCAAGTTATACCAGTTGTTCCTGGCCTACTTCTCGCTAGATGATGTAAGAGCACCGACGTATCCCTTCAAAAGCGGCACGCATTATCCATTTCTTTGCCAGCCAATGGTGGAATTTGCCCTGTCAGTACCCAGCTATCGTCACTTTGAGGGAGCACATAATCGCATTATCCTTAGAAAATCCGTCGCCGATGCGACCGGCTACCCGCACCTTTGGCGACGTAACAAAGGCGAAACCTCAGGTATCGATTTGCTTGGCATACGCCAACATAAAGACCACGTGATGGCACACTGTCTTGAAGGTTACCTTGCCAAGGAAGGTTATATTGACCCCATTCGAACCCGTACTGCAATTCAGGAGAGCTGCAAAGGGCGTAGTGAATATTTCATGAATATTCTTTATATCTATGCGGCTGAACTTTTTATTCAGGGGTGGCAGTAGCCGGTGAAATCACGCAAATGCTCCGAACCTTCAAGGCGATGCGTTTTCTGTTTAGCTGCTTGTGGGCAAGTGAGCGATATGCGCGTTGGCTCATGCCTGCTTAAGCATGGCTTTTTTAACTATTTACTAACACCCACCAACTGGTTTTGCGAACGCTGAAATTTGATGACGTAAACGGCACAGGGGCCCGGTGAAAAACTTGTACACAAAACAAGTCACCAAGACTGTCAGTTTTTTAGGGTCACTGGGCGCGGCTCTCATCGTGGAGCAGGGAGATCTCTCCCTACGATGACTCCGAATAGATTTAGGCAAGCCATCACAGCATCAAAAATTAGTCTTGTAAAAAACGGGGGACCATAGATTAAGGTTTGCATAGGTAGCAAAATCATATGCGCCTGCGTCTCGGCGTTCTAATTTTTTATGATTGCAGCCTAGCTGCTGTTAAGTCTAGCAGGGGACAAATCCTATTTCGACGACCTTTATTTATGGGCGGAGGAGCCTTTTTTGGGGAAAGCTCAAAAAACTTCTGGCTTTTTAGGATTTTTCTTCTATACTAAAAAACCACGTAATAAAAGATTCAAGTGATTTTTGCTTGATACTTTATCCGTGGATTGGCAGACGTCATTCGCCTGCCTGGGTGGTATGACTTATTTTTAACTTTAATAATGAGGAAAAAATCATGACCAAAAGCACAAACAAAGAACTTAGTATTCCTAAATTACAAGAGGTTCAATTGGAGGACGAAGCACTGACGGAATGTTGTGCTTCTGAAAGTACCATGGGTGGGGATGGACGGTATAGAGAAAGAGGCCCTGGCAGGTTCTTGTAAGCTGATACCATAAAAAATAACGCTAGGTAAATATACGAAGAACGTATAGACGGCTTGGCTGGCATTTTCTTGGCGGCAACTGGAGAATTAATTCGTGGCTGCCGCCTTTTTAACCTGCCTACGATCATAATGTTTATGTATGGTGTTAAGACTTGCATGGGCCGCAAAATCATATACGTCCGCATCTCTGCGCTCTAATTTTTTTATGATTGCAGTGGGACGACCATCGTTTAATAGTAAAGTAAAGTTCATCCTTAAGTTGGTTTTCGGGTTGATTTACTTTTTCTGTCTCGGTTTTAATCCATGCTTGCATGGCATCTGGGCATACTGCGCCCTAACCACTACGAGTATAAGCAAGTCCCTTTTTGTTTCCGAACAATGCTGAATCTGCCTTCCTTATCCCGAATCGACGTTAATTTAGATTAAAAACTCTAAAAATAATTTTCCCAATGGTCAGAATTGTTTAGTATACTTATACTATCAAAAGATTCATGCCGGTAACATTCCGCGCCCAGAAATAGCTGCCAAGTATGGCGGCTATTTCTTTTGGAAGTTAAAAAAACCCCAGTCGATTCCTCGACTGGGGTTTTTTTATGCGCGTACGTTTCACACCCGGCTGTAAAAATCTTAATAGCTTAGAGCTTTTATATAAAAATAGGGGGAGGCGTGGAATTAGATTTCAATTCTGTCATAGATTCCGCATTTGAGGAGCGTATGCACAATTGGCGGCGGACCGTAATTTATTCCGGCAGACGTACTCACAGTTGCGCATGGTGGGCTGAAATGTATGCTGGCTTGCAACGGCTGGCAGGGCCAGATAGTGACGCGCCACCTCAAGCCATAAGCAGCATTGATCATCAGGATGGTTGGCAGGTAGAAGCTGCGTGGCGAGCGCTGAGAGACGCAAATGAAAAGCAGGTTCTGAAATATTGGTTTGTATTACAGTATTCTGAGCATCGCATCAAGAGGCAAATGCTGATCCGGCGTAAAGGCCTGAAAGAAATTCTCGAAAAGGCCACAAACAGTTTACAGAAAGAACTGGATAAGCTGGCGCAACTCAAGTTAAACACGTAATAGTCTGGCAAGAAGGGGCTCCTTGCTTGCATGAATGCGCCCTAATATGGATTACTTTCACACTCTCAAAAGAGGATCTCAGATGAGCATTGATGCATACATTGATCGTTTAATTGTACGGGAAGGTGGCTATTCAAATCATCCAGACGATTCGGGTGGTGAAACCATGTGGGGCATCACGTCAGCCGTCGCGCATGAATTTGGTTATATTGGGCCTATGAAAACTATGCCACGCGAGGTGGCCGCCCAGATTTACCTTCAACGCTATTGGATAAAACCGCAGCTAGATAAAATCAATGCCATTGCGCCTACGGTTGCAGAAAAATTATTTGACATTGGGGTTAATGCTGGACTTACAACCGGCATGCGTTTTTTGCAACGCGCGCTAAACGTCTTAAACCGGCAAGATCAGGATTATCCAGATGTCTCTGTCGATGGCTTGTTCGGCGAGAAGACGATGAAGGCATTAAAGACACTGCTTGGAGCGCGTGGCGATAGCGGTCATAAAGTCTTAGTCAGTATGATTAATGCGCAACTTTCCGTGTACTACATCGAGTTGGCCGAGCGGCATCCGAAGAATGAAACCTTTCAATATGGGTGGCAGCTCAACCGCGTGCTTGCGGTTTAAATGGTTGCAGAATAGTTAAATTTTTACTAACAATGGCCGATAGGCATAGATACCTGGCCAATGACAAGGAGTCATCAATATGTCAGACACTCAAGATGAAATTAACAAGCGCTATCCTCTGCCTACTTATCGTTTCAGGGTGACGGTTGGAGATGAGGTGGTGGCGTTTAGCAAAGTTTCGGGGCTGACCGTCGGGCGCGACAAAATTTCTTATAAAGATGGCATGGGAGGTCTGTTCCGCATGCTGGGTCAGCAGACCGACCTTGATTTTACGTTAACGCGGGGCATTGTGATGGCCCAAAGTCAGCTGTGGAAATGGCTCAACTCCGCTGCGGGCAATAGCATCGATAAAAAAGACATTGCCATCAGTTTAACCAATGAGGCTGGGACTAAACTCCTCGTAACATGGAATGTGAGAAATGCGTTTCCCACCGAAATTTCGGCGCCGGATTTCGACTCAGCCAGCAACGAGGTAGCTCTTGAGCAGGTCAGTTTGTCCGCCGATTCCTTGGAAATTGAATACCACTGACATTTTTGTCCATGATTGCGGCCCGGTGCCGCCAGATTCATCTCAGCCACGTGAGATCACGATCTATTATTTTTGAGGGAAAAAAATGTCAGATGTTACTTATCCTGGTGTTTACATCAAAGAAATCAAGAGTCAGTCTTCCTCAATTGCGAGTGGGGCGTCTGCGGTTCCAGTCTTTCCTTGTTATGTTGAAGACCTAGTCAAGCCTGCTGAAGGCCAAGCCGAGTCTACTGAAGGCCAAGTCAAATCCATAAGGATTGCCGATTGGTTATCATTTACTAAGGTGGCTCAAGCAACTCAGGCAGATTCGGCGCTACCTTTTGAGTTTGACCCAACAAACCTACTACATGTGTCAATGAAAACGTATTTCGATAACGGTGGTGGTTACTGCTGGGTCTCACCTATAGCGCAAAGGTCTCAAGAAACCATAGCGGGAAAAGAGAAAGAGTCATTAGCAGCAGAAGAAAACGGCGACTCACCACCGCCTCCTCTTAATTACGGAACTCTCTTCGTAAGCGAAGTACAAGCGATGGATGATGTGACATTGATCGTCGCGGCGGGACACGATATTAAGAGCGCTGTTACTGCATTGTGCCAGTCTGGCGAGACCAGGTTTGCCATTCTGGATGGTCCGCAAGAGGTTTTATCGACAACCACTAATCTTAGTGCTTATGATGAGAACAAATATGCGGCCCTCTATTACCCATGGTTGCAAGCAGATTGGGCTAAATTAAAGAACGAGGAAGAATGGGTCCTAACCAAGATTCCACCCAGCGCGGCTGTTGCCGGCATTTATTGCGCCGTTGACCGTACACAAGGAGTGTGGAAAGCGCCTGCGAATGTACCATTGCTCGGTGGGGTGCGGCCGTTGTTTAAAGTCAGTGATGACGACCAAAGTCAGTACATGGATACCAAAGCGATCAATATGATCCGCGAATTTCGTGGTACTGGGCCTTTGATCTGGGGCGCGAGAACACTAGCACTGCCTGCTGAGCAGGATGAGTGGAAATACATTCCGGTTCGGCGTTTGTTTAATGCCGTCCAGAAAGACATCAAGCGTTCTATCGCTTTTTCTTTATTCGAACCGAATAGCCAGCCGACATGGGCGCGCGTTAGGTCGGCAATTGCCAATTACCTGCATGCAATCTGGAAGCAAGGCGGGCTCATGGGCAATAGCGAGCAAGAAGCTTATTTTGTGCAGATTGGCAAAGGCGTCACCATGACCGACGACGATATTCAAAATGGTCGGATGATTGTCAAGATCGGGTTGGCTGCCGTACGCCCGGCTGAGTACATCATATTGCAGTTTACCCAAGACATGTTGGCCTCTTAAAACGCAACAAGCGAGCCAAAGCGGAGCATTGGCGGCACTTCAAAGGTGCGGCTGAGGGTTGGCTAACGTGCAGCCAGCTTAGTGGATGCTGCAAAACGCCGATGCTGTGCGCTTAGTTTGGAACGAATCTTAGCCGGCCGTTACTGAGCCTGCCCATCTTAAACGAGGAAATGATGAATTATTCGACCCCTGGGGTATATATTGAGGAAGTGAATGCGTTGTCCTTGACGATTCCATCTGGCGCCACCTCCATCCCAGTATTTATTGGGGTGTTTATGGACCAGCAGGGTCGGCGTCTGGCGAATACAGAGTGTATTCGAATTGAAAGTTGGCTGGATTTTACCACACGGTTCGGCCATTCAGCGCCAGCGCAACTCGTTTTAAGCGCGGTAGCGCCACCTCCACCTCCACCTCCACCAGAAACTACGCTGTCCACCAAGAAAAAAGCAGATAAGAAAACCGAGTTGGTAGAGGACGCGCCGGTGGTGCCGACTAATAAATATGATGTTAGGATCAGTCATACCGCGCACCTCGGTTCTCTCTCTGTCAGACATTACTTCGATAATGGTGGCGGCCCGTGCTATATCCTGTCCATTATAGAACGCACTACTGAAGAGATGATGGCGATGTCAGACAAGATTGCCAAATGTCCTGAGATATCGCTTTTATGTCTTTGCGAGGTAACAGATAATGATGACGCCATGTATGGCGCATTGACGTCTCTGCTATCAAGCAACTGCGGTTATTTTCTGATTGCCGATAGCGTAGATGGTGCCAGCCGGCCATCTACCCCAGCAGAGCAGACGGCCGTCTACTACCCTGGTTTGACAACCTCTTATCGGTCAAGGCCACTGGATCAATATATTTTTGTGGAGGGTTATATAGAGCCAATAGCTCCAACTGAGTCGGAACCAACCCCAGTCAAGACCTTAGCAGATATTGAGAAAAAAGAAAAAGCGGTCTACATGCAGATTAGTGAAGAGGTCGATAAATGGTTTACAACAAGCTATCCACTCGTACGTTTGCGTGCTAGTCCAGCAGTGGCCGGTGCCTATTGCAGAACGGACAAGGAGAGAGGTGTTTGGAAGGCGCCGGCCAATGTTGCATTGCGTAACGTGAATGCGTTGACTGCTACGAATGCATTGACTGTTTCGGTCACTGATGCGCAGCAAGCGGAAATGATGGCGGCAGGGGTCAACGCCATTCGCTACTTTAGCGATCGGGGCGCCATGATCTGGGGCGCGCGCACAATGGTGCCGCCGGCCACGCCTACTTGGCTTTATATCCCTGTACGGCGCTTATTTAACGCGGCCCAACGCGATATTCAGCAAGCCATGCGTTTCGCCGTATTTCAACCGAACAGCCAGCCAACCTGGGAGGCGGTGCGTTCCGCCATCAATAACTATCTGTATCGTCTGTGGCGAGATGGCGCTTTGATGGGCGAGTCTCAAGAGGAAGCTTACTTTATTCAGATCGGTAAAGATGTGACGATGACGGATACCGATATCCAGCAGGGCAGGATGATCGTCAAGATTGGCATGGCCGCAGTGCGCCCGGCGGAATTCATTATCCTGGAGTTTACCCAAGATGTGGAGCCGGCATAATCACCGGCAGTATGTGACACGCATCATTGTGAGTGCCAGGTTATCGCATCCGCCTTGTTAGCCGGGATGCCTGGTGCTGATCAAACTGCTAATTCCGAACAATATAGAGAGAAACATGCAGCCAGGCGTCCATTTCTTAGATTCGGTTATTGAAAGATCTTACACGACTGCGGAAACGGCAGTTCCTGTGTTTGTTGGCTATACTGAAAAAGTGCCTGATGCAGATACTGACATAAAAGTATATGCGATCGCATCGCTTGTGCAGTATGAAGAAAAGCTAGGGGGGCCAGCTTATAACCGCATTTCCATCGGCCTTTGGATAGCACGTTGCGCCTTATATGAAGCCGTACGACATTATTTCGAGAGCGGCGGGGGGCCGTGTTTTGTGGCCTCAGTCGGCCGCTATACCGATTTGACGAAGGCTACGGCTGGCGGCATTGTGAGCGCCTTAGGTTCAGATGCTCTATTTGCCGCTATCTCCTGCGAGCCATCTATTTCTTTACTATCGATTCCAGACCTGGCTCTATTTGCGGATGACCAGGTCACAGACCTGCAGAGTGTATGGCAAGCGGCATTAGCAGCATGTGAGTGCTATCCCAGATTATTTGTGCTACTTGATCCGCCGTCGAGTTTTGAAGCAGCTAAAAACTGCCTGACTTGGCTGAATCAGATGAATAAGACAGGCTTTAAAGGCGCTGCCCGAGGGGCTGCTTATTGGCCGTACTTGAACATCAGGTACGATACATCAGCAGGTGAATCTGGCCGTACAGCTGAGTCATATGCTCGTACAGCTGAAACGCCTTTCTTTTCTCGCTGCATACCCCCTTCTGCTGCCGTAGCGGCGTTGATCCAACGCACAGATAGAGAGCGCGGAATCTGGAAAGCGCCGGCTAATGAATCCCTACCGCATGTGATTAAGCCTATTGCATCTCATCAACTAGGGGAACAGCTGTTCAACGAAAACGGTGCCTCGATTAATCTCATTCGGAGTTTTCCCGGCAGGGGAGTCAGGGTATGGGGCTGTCGCACCTTGGTGAGCGATCCTGCCAGCCCCTGGCGCTATGTACAAGTGCGCCGTCTTTTAAGTTACATCGAAAGCAACCTTGCCGAACTGGGCCGCTTTGTCGTGTTTGAGCCGAACAATGAAATCACCTGGCTCAAACTGAAGGGGCTGAGCCGCTCATGGCTGCGCAAACTATGGCAAAAAGGCGGGCTGTTCGGCAGCCAAGAAAACCAGGCATTTCGCTTATTGCTTGGGCTTGGAGAAAGCATGACAGAGGAAGACGTGCGCGCGGGTAAGCTGATCATGCATATTTTCGTTGCGGCACAATATCCTGCCGAATTTATTCAATTGCAGGTGCAACTCAATACCAGCGAAGCCAATGCGCCTGCTTCGTCACTCACGAATAGGAGCACGTTGGCATGAGCGATTTGTTTCTCTCGCACCGTTTCCTAGCGACCTTTTTCGTTGAAATGGTGCCTGGCTTACCAAAAATCCCTTACCCCTTCGACATCCGTTTCCAAAGCATCTCTGGCCTTAGCCGGGGCTTGGACGTGACCAGTTATCGGGAGGGCGGAGAAAATGTCGCAACCCACCATTTTCCCCAAGGGGTGACGCAAGAAAAACTCGTTTTTCAACGAGGCGTGACCATGTTCTCCTTATTGAGTGGGACGGTCAATGACATCTTCTCCAGTTTCGGTATGGAGGGCATCGATATCATCATTATTTTGCTCAATGAGCGCTCTCTGCCTGTCAGCTGCTGGGCTGTTTCTAATGCGATTCCGGTGCAATGGAAAACCGCCGATTTGGATGCCAATAGCAACCAGGTGTTGATAGAAACTTTTGAATTTGTGTACCAGGATATCCTACAAATATGACAATTGAGATCAGAGAGTTGGTCATCCAGGCGCGGGTGACTGATGATAGTAAAGAACAGGACATGGCTATTTCTACACCGCAAGCGCAGATCGCCGAAGAGCGCTGGGTGGCATTGATTACCAAACGCGTGATTAGCAAATTGCGCGAGGAATTGGAGTGGCGCTTATGATCGGCTTAGAGAATTCTCTAACGAAACTCAGCATCGAATCTTTCCGTGATGCCAAGATGAAAGATTCACAAGGGTGTATCGAGGCGATGTATAACCCGGCCTCGATCGATTTGACTTATGCCGTCGCGTATGGCTCGGATAAATCTGTCAATACACCTGAAGCGCGCACCAAATTCAGGGAAATCAAACCGGGCAATTTGCGTCTCGAGTTGATTTTTGATAGCAAATTATCCGGCAATCAAAAGATCTCTGTAGATGATCAACTGATGAAGTTGCGTCGACTCACCACGGTAATTAGCGCCGCCGGTGCGAAGGATGCAGGACTTGAATTTCACGGCACCCCTTACCTGAAAGTCAAATGGGGCAAGATGCAATGGCATGAGCATGGCTACTATGCCGGCCGTCTACAATCCATGGCCGTGCGCTATGAGCTATTCGGTCGCGATGGCACGCCCAGGCGCGCTACCGCCACGCTAGATTTGGTTGCCCAGACCAATTTAGCGCTAAAAGAAGCCAAGGCGGCCCTCTCGCCGCCTAAGATCGCGGCGATTTCAGTGCCAGACCTGACCTCCTTGGCGGCACTGGCTGCTGTCGCGGGTTTAATGGCGGCGAATGTGACGGTCGATTATCTGCAACTCGCCAGTGACAATGATATGGATAATTTTGATGACTTCGAGGCGGGTGATGTTGTCGTCGCGCAAGCGCAAAACGGGGGGGCGTAA